TAGATATGCAAAGCGACAATGGTTTTTTTAATGGATTAGTTTTGGATAACGCAACAATTACTGCAACAGGTAATTCATCAGTCACGGACAATGGCGCAGGCACTACCAATGGTGGTGGTGCTTTCGCTATTGCAACTGCCGTGTCGGGATCAACACCGGTTGGAGCGATAAAAATTCAACATAGTAGCGATAATGTTACGTTTGTTGATTTAGTAACTTTTACTAATTTCTCTGCAGTTGGCTCACAAATGAGTA